GGATTCGGCGGCTTTAGAAAATATCAAAAGTGTGCTCAACAAATGGCAGCCTATAGGTTGGCATTAGCTGAACGTACTGGATATAAATGTGAGGTTGCCTTAATAATAGTTTCTACTGAAGAAACTACACAAGGTATATTTATAGATGGCGATCAAATGGATTTAGCTGAATCTCGTTTTTTAAAGCGAGTTAAACAATTCCACCAAACGGAAACTGAGAATGAAAATAAAGATTGCAGTCCACAAGAATTGCAAGAACAAGACTAATCCACAGCAAGTTGCTAAAGGTTGGTCGAACATTGTTGAAGATTTATCTTGGTTAGAAGGGTGGGTAAAGGCTGGCTATGGCTGGTGCTCTACCCATTTTCATCAGCGACATCGTAAATCTGAAAACGCAAGTGGCAGCAACATGATTGTTGTTGACATTGATGGTGACACAACACTAGATGCTTTCTGGAATACTCCCACTGCTCAAGCCTGGTGTGCTGGGACTTATACCTCTGCTAGTCATAGTCAAACAGAGCATAGGTTCAGAGCCTTGTTCCCTCTGGAGATTCCACTAACTACTATCAGTCAGCACAAAGGTGCATACTGGTTAATTGCTGATAGGTTAGTTGCTGAACTAGAGCTTACAGCGCTTAAAGATAACTGTGGACAGAAACCTGAGCGCCTTTGGTATGGTAATACTGAAGCAAACTTTCACTGGAATCCTGATGCTCAAGTCCCTGAGTTTTTGCTCAAGGATATTGATTATGAGGAGCCAGTTGAATTTAGCAAAAGCGATGTATCTAATCTAGATATAGAACGCTGCCAATGGCTGCTTGCGAACTTCCTACGACCATCAGAAGATGGTGAGTATGAATCTATGTATGTACCGGTTATGGCTGCTTGTGCGGCTATCGGTACTGTCATGTTTGATGCATGGGTTGAATGGGTACTCAAAGGTCATCATGGGGAAAAGGAAGATAATATTCGACCTTATAAATGGAAAGGTCTCGGTAACTATAGTGGACCTGCTAAACTTTATTCCCTTGCTAAAAAGCAAGATAGTAATTGGACTAGAAACTTACCTAGTAATTTAGGCTTCAGAGCCGCAGGAGCAGCTGTTGGCTATACCGAAGTTGATCCTTTGAATGACTTCGATTCTGTAATAGCACACCATAAAGGAGAACCAATGGATATTGAACCAGAACCCTTACCTGATGTTCAACAAGTTAAACGAACTAAAGGTAGACCAAAGCGTACTAATGATAGTGCTGCTAAAGAGCGTGAGGATGATGTACGTAAAGTCAAGGAAGTACTCCGTGATCTACGAAAGAATGAGCTGACTGGTCAGATTGAATACACAGATAGCAAGGGGAAAGTTATTGCACTGCAAGGAACTGACCTTGATCTGATGACCACTCGACTTGCTTGTGAGAATGGAATTTTTATTCCTGAACCTAGAGTAAAGTCAGCTATCCAATACGCTGCTGGAAAGAATCTCTACTGTCCTATTAAACGTTACCTTGATGCCTGTGCTGCCAATAGTAAACCTCATGAAGACTGGAAACAGATTGGAGCTATTTTTCTAGGGAATAGGCACCACATCGCTACTCTTGCAATGCAGAGAATGATGATTGGTGCTGTTGCTAGAGCTTATAATCCAGGCTGCTCTATGTCATGGCTACCTATCTTAGTAGGTGCCCAGGGTGTAGGTAAGTCGATGTTTAGTCGGCACCTTGTACCTGATAAATTATTTAGTGAGATCACAACTCCACTAGATACTTTGATGCGGGAACAGTACCGTATGCATGTAGCTTGGTTACTTGAGCTACCAGAGATTGATAACTATTTCAATATCAGAAACATTGAGAACTTTAAGAACCTAGTAACCAGCAGGCAAGACGAAGTTCGCTTCCCTTATGCATCTCTACCTACTAGCCTTCCTAGAAGGTTTGTGATGATTGGTACTACCAATCGAAATCAATTCCTTGTAGATAGCACGGGTAATCGTCGCTTCGTACCATTAGAAGTTGGGACTGGATTCCAAGTACCATGGATGCGTTTAGCTGAAGAACGTGATAGTATATGGGCAGCTGCAGTTCAAGCGTACCGTAATGGTGAATGCTATGAATTTGACAGTGGAGAGATCGCAGCAATTGCTGAGTATATCCAGGAGTTTGGTGATCCAGATCCATGGCTAGATAAAGTTAGTAATTACATTTCCATAAGGGAAGAAGTTACCGCTGCTGAAATTCTTACGAATGCTCTTGAGCTTGATCCAAAAGCACAAGGACGTAGAGAATCTAGACGTGTTGCAGATGTACTGCAATCAATGGGCTGGCGAAGACTAGTAACTTCTAGAAAGGATAAAACTACTGGTAAGTCTAAATCTGTACGGATTTGGCAACGACCTAAAGATGATCCACTGCCAGCTGATCATATCCTCAATGATTTTTAATTTAAACTTAAAATGCTTACAACAGATATTAAAATAGGATTGCGAGTGCGTGTCGTAACTAATGACATGACCGCGCTTGTCGTAGGAANGCCTGAGTATTACACCCCCAAGGCGAAGCTAGTTCGTATAAAGTATGAGAATAGTACTCGTTTTGAGTATGTCTTAAATCATATGCTTGAACCTCTTCCTATCGAAGAACAGTATCCAGCACACGGCGGTACTTATGTGAAACCTGAAAATGAAGTTTAACTATGGCTGAAGCACAACCAAGTAAGAAAGTAGGAGGGCATACCTTTGGCCGGCGTCAAAAGCAAATCTCTAATACAGCTGAAGAAGGCGAACTGTGTATTTATACAGGACATGCAATAGGTAGATTTTCTTCTCATTCAATGAGATTCGATAGTCACCAAGCATGTACTCGATGTGTAGCTGCTGCTAGAGAAGGTAGGATGTCACTAGATATCGATACCCTTCTCAAGAAGTTCAGAGCTAGAGCGCTTAANTTCTGGTCACAAGTAGAAATTGGTGCGCCAGATGAATGCTGGAATTGGTGTGGATGTATCAATGGTAGAACCAAACAACCTCAATTTGCATGGAGACGCCATGGCATATCAACATCAACGCAGCATCATCCCCAACGAGTTGCTATGTGGTTTAGCTGGGGTGATCTTGGTTACACTGGTGTTAAAACCACATGTGGCAATAAGTATTGTTGTAATCCCTTTCATCTTATTCCTCAGCATATCGGTGTATTTGTTGACCAAGATAGTTATACAGAAAGCTTTGAGATGGCCTGCCAACTCCAAACATTGAAGCAACAGGTTGCTGAATATGTAATGGAAGAAGCACTGAAGGAAGAAGAAGATGACTCTGAACTAATTGATGATCATGCTGCACTTGTACTGAATCCTGACACTGAATATAAAGCTAAATTTGATGCAGTAATGAATGAAATACTTGCTGGTCGTCACATTAGTCAAACAGANCCTGAAGATCCTGCATTGAAAAGAAATCCTACTGACAATGAAAGCGAAGACTCAGATACTAATGATTAACTGTATCCCACGTTTCCTTTTAATAACATCTATCCTTAATAAAGAGTCATTACATTATGTCACGTCGAACCGATTTAATTCAGCAACTTATATCCTCCGATAAATTTGGAGATGATAAGAATAATGAGCAGCGTTTCCTTATGGCAACTGCTGAACTGATACTTACTGATCTCATTAATGTTGCACTTAAAGGAGTGGAGGAACATGGTGCCGGATCTTTAGTTATCAATCTTCAAAATAATAGTTCAACATTCTGCTCTGGAGATGATGTCCAAAAGGACCTAGCATTAGCTGAATCTGAACGTGATGAAGATACACTAAAGTTCCTTCGTCAACTGATATCAGAGATTGATGAAAATGACTGGTCAACACATGTCCTCATTACATTGATATCACCGGATGGAACAAGAACATTTGCAGTTGAAGCAGGCGGGAGCCAAGAAAGCCTCCGAGCGCTCGCAGCAGAATTTACAGGATAAACTAGATGCTCAAGGGCTCAAGCTTCCTTTATATCCTACGCCACAGTTAATTGAAAGAGCAAGAACTGTTATGGGGTCTATTGATTTTGATCCTACTTCTGACCCTGTACAGCAGGTACTTGTTAATGCCACTAGCGTACCTTCTCTAGAGGTTAATCCTCTACAAGAACATTGGCATGGCAATGTATTCCTAGCTCCTAAAGGTGCTGTACGTAATACACGTATTTGGTTGAATAAAGCTATTAGTGAATATCGTAACAACCACATTAAAAGTTTCGTATTCTTTACCAGTGCTTCAGAAATCTTACGTGCTTCTCCTACTCTATGGGATTATCCTATCTGTATCCCATTCAAAAGGGTTAGACAACTACGTGCAACTAAATCAGGATTTGAACATGTATCACCTTCTACTTGGAATGTCATTGCTTATGGCCCACCTTTGGAAGCCACCTTGAATAACATCGATCGCATCAGTCTTTTCTACAGTACGTTCCGAGATGTAGGCCGTATCATCTACAATGAATATGCTGGTGACAGCTGGGCAAAGGACTTAGAGTTCTACGAGGAATCGAAGGGTAATGTTTGATGAGCAAGAACATTGCCGAAGGATATCTTATTCAACTTCCATCTGGATTAAAAGTACATCCCTGTCGTTTGATACATAGAGATGGTACTTTAATGTGGAAACATGCACTGCTCTTTCGCAATGAACTTGTCGCAATACCTGAAACACAAGCACAGGAAGCTCATATCATGAAAACTGCTCAACGTTTAGAAGAATTAAATACATGGGCTTCTCAAGGGCTAGAGCCATGGGAAGCTTTTATACCTTCTGTATGGTTCAAGATTAACGATCCTGAATTGAAAGATGGTATCTCCTGTTACTTTACGCATTCAACACAAAACAACGAAACCGTCTACGAAAAACTAAAGAATCATGTATTAGAACATGAAACTCTTGAGATCCGAAGACGGCATTTATTCTTTAAGAGATGCTAAAACTAGGGTCTATCTTCTTGTAAATTACTAATCAAGCGATTAATATACCAACGTGCTTTCTCTGCATCTTGCAACGCATTACCCTTCAACCACATTCGCAATAAATATTTTAATGCTTGAGCTTGCAACATACCCCTTACTGGATCTTCTGCATCCAAAATCGCTTCTTCAATGATCTCAATGACTTCCTTGTTGCCACGGGTGTAATGAGCTGGACTATTGACTAGATCAGGGATCACTTGTCCTTCTTCAGAACGATATAGATCATATTTAGCATCATGAGTACTAATCAAATCAGTCCTTTCCTTTTTGTACTGCTTGTACCATTCTCCTTCCCAATGCATATGTAGTCACGCGAATCTGTTTCACTACCTAATATAGGATTAAACGTATAATAATGTGACCTATGCCATCTCCTAAAGGTGATCCAACTTATATTAAAAATAAAGAGCGCTTCTTNTTAGAAGTAGCTAAAACGCTAGCTAAAGCATCTACNCANCCTCTTGCTCCTGGAGGCTGTGTGCTTGTNCGTAACCGTGAAATCATTGGTGACGGACGGAGCNTTGTCGCAGCTTGTAAGGTTGAAATGGATTGCATTAGCCATGCCATTGCAACCTGTGCTGCTAGAGGAACACCTACTGTAGGTACAGTGATTTATAGCACAAGATATCCTATCTCTACTTCAATCTTTCAAGCCTATATCATGGGCATTAGAAAAATAGTTGTTGTTGCTCACGAATGGGAACCATTCTATAAAGATGAATATAGACGTGCTGCACGCTTAGCACGCGAACTTGCAATNTCAATCGAACCATATTTTGAAAATGAAGACAAACGCTTTGCGGTTAACAAGCAACCGGAGAAGATTGCTGACACCGAATTATATACAGACATCAACCCCTATGAACAAGATGAGTTCGATCCCGAAAACTCCGAAACAATCTACGATGAAGACCCAACTGCTATTTGACTTGGAAAGTACAGGGCTATTACGCCGTGGCTCTTCCATACACTGCATTGTCATGCGTAACCTGGAAGAAGAAGAGCTTCCAGTTGTCTATGATCATCAACCTGAACGTGATCTACAGCTAGCTGTTAAGCAACTTGAAACAGCTGATGTACTCATTGGTCATAACATTATCTCCTTTGATATACCACTTATCAAAGAACAGTTCCCTGAGTTCAATTTCACAGGAGATGCTATAGACACTCTTGTTCTGAGTAGANTGTTCTATCCCAATATTATTGAACGGGACTATGAACGTAGGCCTGATGGGATGCCAAAGAAACTGTATGGCCGTCATAGTTTAGAAGCATGGGGCTATCGCTTACGCTGCTTCAAAGGTGACTATGGCAAGCACGAAGGGGCATGGGAAACTTATACCCCAGAGATGCTTGATTATTGTATTGGTGACACTGAAGTGACACTGAAACTTTATCAAATGCTGCTTAGAAGAATGGAGAAATACAACTGATGACTGAGAACTATCGGTACAACAAGGAGGAAGAAGATGTTTCCTGATTACGTGAAACTTGAAATGCAAATGGCTAAACTGATGAACCAACAAGAGACATCAGGATTTAGATTTGATGTACAAGCTGCTGAACGTGTTAGAAGTGAATTAGCAGCTGAGGCTCAAGAACTTGAAGAAAAAATCAAGGCTGTATATTTGTATGTACCTGATAAAGTCTTTACTCCAAAACGTAATGATGCTAAGAAAGGCTATATATCGGGTGCACCACTTACAAAACTGAATACCTTTAATCCTACTAGTAGGCAGAACATTGCTTGGGCACTTACTACTTTCCGTGGTGCTCGTTTTACGAAGCTAACTGACCTTGGCAAACCTAAAGTAGATGAAGCTACTTTATCAGAAGTTAGAGACATCGCGTTATCACAGGGAAACAGGCAACTGTTTGAAGAATGCGAATGGTTTATTCGTTTGCTGACATTACAGAAGTGGATGGGGCAATTATCTGAAGGTAGTAATAGCTGGTTTAATACAATTGAAGAGGATGGTTGTATCCATCACACATGCTCTCTAGCAACTCAAACCGGGCGTAACGCTCACCGGGGTCCCAACCTTGGGCAAGTGGTAAGTGCACCTTGGGCACGTCAATTGTTTGTACCACATGTTGGTCATAAGATGGTTGGCTGTGATCTTGAGGGTTTAGAGCTAAGGTGCTTAGGCGGTTACTTAGCGCGTTTTGATGATGGCAACTTCGCTGCAGTTGTACTCGATGGTGATATTCACCAGCA